ATGACGAACAGTACACCGCTCCCAAGCGTCCCAGTACCAGTGTGTGGAGTCATCTCCGAACCCAACCACCGCGAGAGTCGCAGAACGTAGAATTCACCTGGTAGCATCTCACCCAACATCAACACAACCCCGGAATCCGGGTCGTACACACCGTATTCCACGTAGTTGACTGTATCCTCATTCTGCATCCAACAGATGCCGGGTGTAGCGAGCTGCGATAGGTCGACCGTAGTCAACTTCACTCCGACAGTGATGGATCCAGGAGTCGGTCCCTTGTTACCAGCCTGATCAGCTTGGAACACGGCCGGGTTTGAGCGTTCGTCGACGTTCCCCTTAGCGACCCTCAGCGATATTCGTGCAGTGATTTCGTTAGCCATATTACACCAGTATCAACGGAACATCGAGAAGTAAGAAGTTACTCTCACCGTACTTTTCCACATGTATAGAACCTGGCGTCGTCGTGATCCCCGGTACAGACCAGGTGATCGTGAACGTAGCTCCTACGCCTGCCCCGGAGGTACTGCCTTGCGATACAGGGTTCCCGGGCTTCGCAGTGTACGTACCGCGGTTCGTGATACCTATGGACTTGATAATCCCAGCCTGATGACCGTCAGCTTGCGGTGGAGTGAGAGCTGTCACAGTGAGAATTACTGCCTGCGAGAATGTACCACCTGCGAGAGTGATCGTGTCGCCGACTTTGTAACCTCCGCCGGGGTTAGCGATCAGGATGCTCGATAGGTGGTAAGTGGTATCACCCTGCTGCACAGGGACTCCGAACCCATCCAAGATGAAATGGGTTGGATGCCCTTCGGCGTCAAGAAGCCTTTTGAAGTGGGCTGGGTTCATCCGGTCAGGAGGTTTCCCCGCTATATTGTCAAGGTACCATTTACCCTCAGTCTCACCTTTGCTGGCGATCCCCCAGTGCCCATTCAGAGCTTTATCGCCCTCGTCGAGTATGTTTTTATCCCACCCACTTTCCAACAGGGGGCTTCCGTCAGGATTGAACAATGGATTACCGCTATCGTCGACGCTCTGTTTGACGTTCGTCTCGAAGGTCAGTTTCCTCGTGTAGTACACGTAGCACTGCCCGTAAAACTTCCTTTCCCACGGTTGGACGCTGAGCTTGATGCATCTGGCCGGGAACCCCCACAACACAGAATCGTTGAGTGTGTCCCGCATAGCATTGAGCAGCGGGAGTTGGAGGTCTAGTACGTTCTGCTCAATCTGTATAGTCCCACGGCTGGAGTCGAATTCGGTCTGTTGACCACGTATGGCTTCCCAAGCGGAATTCGTTATCGGTAGACCGAACCTATCATGTGTCGCTTCCTCAGTGAACCGAGTGAAATCACCGCTTATTTTGTAAGGTTCGAGGATCGGGTCTTCAATCTTTGTATCGTTACAGCGCTGCTGGTTGAACTCCGGGGGTTTCGTTGAGAACGTTTTCTCAACAGTAAAATGGACGTTCGGTTCCTGTGAGGTTACTTCACGTACTTCGCATTCCTCACGGCACCAAGCCCATACGTCTTCGTCGTTGTCGAATACCCACAAAGAGCCGGGCTGTGGTAATCCCGGAGTCTGAAAAGCAGTAGCTGGTCCGTCCTTGGGGTCGTCGCTCTGTACAAGGAACTTGATCTTGTACGTACGGTGACCGTAAGCATCCACCGACAACGGCGACCACGATGTTTGACCAGGGACTAATTTACACGTCATGCTAGTCCCAATGTGTTGAGTTTGACTAGCGGTTCTTCGTCCATCTTCTGTAGGAGCTTAGTCAGCAATCTCGGTACGTCACCCCACGGAGCTAAGCGGTTAGCTGGAGCTCGTCGATCTTCGTCGCGTTGTCTCTCTGCGTCCTGCATAGGTGTCGGATCGGGTGGCGTAGGATACAGCTCTTCACGTATGTTTTCCGGGAAGAACCACCTGAGAGCATCGCGTTTAGCTTTTACTTCGTCTACGAGTTCTTGTCTTTCTTGTATACGTTCTTTCTGCCTTGCCCTGAAAGCGTCGACAGCAGCATCGTTAGCGGCGTTCCTTGGAGCCATATCGGCAACAGCTTTACGAGCTTTCTTAACTGCGTCTACCGCAACTGTATCCCGCTTTATGTTACCGAACATCTTCTCGTTGTACTCTGTTATGCGCTTCACAGCTTCCCCGCTACCCTTGAGTGCAGCATCCAAACCTTTCACCTCGTTGGCAGCTTTTCTAGCGCTCTCAGCCACAGGCTTGAATGGATCCACTTCTTTAGCTTTTGGCGCCTGCCATGCAGCAAATATGCCCTTCCACCACTGTTGAACTTTCCATTCGTCGAACGCTCCCTTTATATCAGCTTCTTCTTTGTCGAGTTGTTTCGCGAGTTCGCCTTTGATGTTCTTGAGGTCCCCCACTTCCACACCACCAACGACGAAGTCGACAGCCACTTCTATCGTCTGAGCTACAAGTTTCTTAGCATCTTCGAAGGAGAGTATCTCGCCTTTAAACGCTCTACGTATGGCCTCCCCGATTATCTTGCCGATCGCTACTCCAATGAGAGCCACGGCAGCGACAGCGCCGAGGTACACAGCTACCCAAGCGAGTCTGAAGCTAGTAACCATATGGGTAAGAAGACGTTTCACTACCACAGCTAAGAGGATGTAGAACACGTTCTGTGCGATGAAGTCAGCTGCAGCCGCAGCCCCGTATTTGATAAGTGTCCACGTGTAGTTCGCAACCATCCTGAAGTGAGTGAGCGTGAATTCAGCGAATTGGATGGCTGTCACCAGGGACTTCCGAATATCGCCGAACGTCTGTTCGGCGTCGATACCCATAGCAGCGAGGACTTCCTTAACAGTCTGGCCGATCCCAGCCCACGCTTCCTTCGCGAATTGCCACATATCACGGAACACAATCTTCGTCTGCTTCCACAGCTCAGTGAGGAAGCTCTCTGTCGCGTCGAATATCGGTTTAACCCACCTCCAGAAGTCATTAGCTGCCTCTGTGACTTTCTTCCAGGCTTTCTCCACACCTCCCATATCCTGTACCCATAGAGCCAGGAGGCCACCAGCGATAAGCAACAGCGGTCCAAGCGGCGTCAACAAAGCCATGACTGCGGATTTGAGCGGGCCGAAAGCGATCGTGAGAGCTTTAATGGTTGGGTGGAACCCGACGACAGCTGCTGAAATAGCCAATACGAGAGCCAACCACTTCTTAGTATCTGGTGAGAGGCCGCGTATCAACGACGACAACTCGACGAAGAAATGGATGAACGGTTTAGCGACGGAAAGCACAAACACACCGATATCCCGTTTAAGGTTGGATATGTTGTGCTCCATGTGCTGAAGTTCGCCGTACGTCGTCTTAGTCTCTTCGCTCATCTTCTTCATGCCCATGGTAGTGAGCTTCTCAACTTTCTCCAAAAACTCGTGTTCGTTACGGATTCTGCTGAGCTGTGGAATATGGCGAGCCCACATTTGCGCGTGCTTTATTCCCTCTTCAGTACCTTTCGCTAATTCACCTGTGACACGCATCATTGACAATGCATCTGTATCCGTAGCTGCAGCGAGAGCCATCGCCTGTTTCGCAGCCTCCTGAGCTTTCTCACCAGTCTGACCGAAAGATTCAGCTCTCTTGATGAGCCCCCAGATTTCGCCGTGACTCGCTACAGAGGCTTCACTCATCTCCTTCACAAAAGCTTTGTGGCTCTCCACAGTGGCGTCGATAGCTTGTGTGTTCATCTCGATGGCCGCACGCACCCCTATGACGTTGCGTTCCAACTCGATAGCTTTATCCATACCCCCTTTCAAGTAACTCGCCGCACCGAGCGCTTCCAGAGCCCCCACCGCGTTCTGCGCGAAAGTTTTCAATCCGCTACTGAACCCTTCTATCTGTTTCGCTGATTCCTCGACAATGTGCGCAGTTTCCTTCGTCTGCTGAGCTGATTCAGTCAGCATCTGCTTGTACTCTGTGGCGTCACCCACGAGACGTACGACCATCCGCTCTAATTCGGTTTCGTTAATCCGAGGTTCCTCATCAGCAGAGCTTTATTCACCTTCTCCTGAGCTCTACGTACATCTTCCTTCGTCTTCAGTCTCCGCGGTCCGTAGGGGCTGTCTTTAACCGGTTCAGTTACGAACACTATAGGTTCCAGATCCTTTTCAGCGATGTAACTAGCGATACGGAGGAGGTAGTGGTCTGTACGGCTCGGCTTATTCCATTGCTGATTCAACCACTCCTGCCATACTTCGAACTGACGGTGTGTCATCGGCCCACACCAACCCATAAGCTCATGGAAATGTTTTCCGAGCGAATGAGCTAAGCTGAAGTGAGCTCCGTACCGCTTAACGACTTTTTTGTTAGCTCCTTGTCGATTTCGCTGAGTTTCTTCGCCTTATCGACAAGGACACGGGAGATGCGTGACGGGAGCCCCTTGACGAACTCCAGCGCGACAGGGACATCGTCCTTAAACAGACACTTCGACAAGAGCACAGCGTCACTGTCAGCTAATGCTCCCATCGACAGTATCTTACCGTCGTCATCAACTTTGGTTCCACTTATCTGGAAGTTTCTCCACGAAGAGTGGGCCGCTTCATCAGCTTCGCGGAGGACGTAGACTACCCCTCCAATAGTGACGGGGACTTCTCGTCTAGCGAGGTCTGGGAAATCGAGTTGTTCCATCTGAGACGCTCCTTGTTGACCAGGCTCGAGCAGGCTCGAGTAGAATCTGAGTCGATAGAGATTATGACTGACCCGTACTCGTTCTCACTGCCTCGAGCCTGGTTGAAACAGTGAATACTGTGGAAAATCATGTACCAGCAGCTGCGTGGTAGACTGGGGCAGATTCGACCGGGCTCGCTGGGTTCGTTTCTGTGTCGAGATTCGTCGGGGATATCGTAACGGTGGCCGTTGGGAACTCTCCCTCCTTCATCTCACCCGGCTCGAACTTAGTCATCGTTGCCCAGAAATCGATGTAGTCTCCGGATGGCCAGAAGAACGTGAACGACTGGTTCAAGTTGACCATCGCGAGGAGGTCAGCGATCACGTCCGGATCGTACCCCGCAACGAAAGTCATCGCGTCGAGAGTCTTGAGCGATTTCGGGAAGAATGTCCGCCACGCTACATTGTGCATGGTAGTGATGTTGATCGGTTCCCCGCCGTCGATCCCGGGGGGTTTAACGTCCCTCTCCCATAGCTGGATCGCGGGTCTTTTGCTGAAAGCGATGAGCGATTTGAACCCATCGGGCATTTTGAACCCGACCGGAACGCTTCGAGCTGTGTGAGCAGGAGCTCCCATCGTAATCTCCTAAACAGGTTGTATCGACGACACAGCGTTCAGCGTGAACAAACTGCGTCTACTGTTCGGGTTATCGACGCCCAAAGCGAGCGGCGGTCCGACGTTAGCCAAACATGGGACGAGGTAGTCCACTCCGTCCAGAGCGATTCGGTTCTGGTACAGTGCTGTAGTCATCGTTTCGTGTATATCCCACGCTTTAGCAGCTCCAGTCCGATGATCGACAGCCCGGATCCGTATCTGCACCCCGTAATGGCTCCAATCTTCCCCATCGATCATAGACCGACCGCTCTGCTTTGGGGACGTATCGTAGACAGTGATGCAGTTGTCCGGTTCGCTAGGTTCGTTCGTAGCGAACACGGGCCAGGTACTGTTGAGGTCCGGGTCACTCCCCGGGTCACTCCCTAATTTAGCTGCCACAAGGAGGTCACGGATTATCTCCGCCGCCGTGTGCTTCATCGGTAGAGGCATTATTCTGCCTCCGTGAACGCAGAAGCTTTGAGCAACCCGTACTTCACAGGAACAAGCAGCTGACTCTCCCGTTGGAGGTAAAGCCCTGCCTTTAGAAGCCCTTCCAGTAGAGTCCCACCAGCCATCACCGTATCCCTCACAACAGAAGCTAGTGGAAGTTGCCTAGCCGGCTGTTCTAAGTACTTCGCTTGACCGACGTTATGGTGAGCAGCGAGATTTTCGTGGACATACAACGCGTAATTCTGTGTGTAACCGACGACCACGCTAGGATTTTCAGCCTTCTCAGCCAGCTTCTTGAGCGCTGCTATTACACGGTTAACGCCTTCGATTTTAGCCATGGTTGATCACGTTCTTGTACCGCATCAGACCGACGCAACGGTACGCATCACGCTCCTTCACATCTGGAGTGTAGTTGAACGTTTTCACGAGCATAAGCTCTGTATCCATCTGGTTGCTGCCGGTGCCCTGCCAATCCGACAAAGTACCGAGACGCATAACTGAATCCATCGGTATATCGTCTTCAGTAACAGCCTCAGCATCGAGAGCGATCGTGTTACCCTTAGTATCAAGTACATCGCGCCGCTTCGTCAACCATCTGACCCAGACTTCGTACGGATCACCTACTTTCGGTTGTCCGCTCCTGTCGTAACCGATGAACGGCCACACAACAGCTTTATCGAACAGGTACTCAGTTTCCTGCGCCGGCATAAGTAGCACCGCTCAGAGTTTGGGAAAGGAGCGTCTATCTTCCAGGAACCCTGGCTGCTGAGCGGCGCTAGTTCCTCTGATCGTAAGGTATCTGTTGTGAAGGCGGCTTTCCGAGCCATACACTTCCAGCCACTTTGCGTTTATCCAAAGCTTCAACGACCCCCGTAGTATCCAGCCTCAAAGCGAATTGCCCGTACTTCGTCCCCTCAAGGTACATACCAGTCTGCCCTTGGAAAGTAGCTGAAGCAGCTTCAGTTCCCTTCTGCTGGTAAGCCTGATCCATGAGGAGGTAGCAGTGCGCCGCGATCCATCTCTCCAACAGCTCAGCTTTCGCAGCTGTTATGGCAGCCCTACCATCCGCTGCACCGGCAACTATCACGTCGTCGACGAACGATCCAGCAGCTTCGATGAACGGCGACAGATCGGGGTTAGCACCGAGCTGACGGGATTTCCCGTAGTTATCGCCGAGGATCGCTTTAACTGCAACAGCGGTAGTCCTAGGCATTCGCTTCTTCGGCTTCAGCCGCCTCCAGCATCCGCTGAGCGAAATCGCGGAGGGATTCACCCGGTTGGCGCCGCATCTCGCTCGGCGTTTCATCAGTCACGAGGCGGAACTTCTCCGGCCACCGTTCAGCGAGGTTCTTCGGGTTCTCAAATACGTTTCCGTCCCCGTCGCCGTTCTGGTTGTAAGTACGTTCGACGCCGTCTGCATCAGTCTGAACGTGTTGCCCGCCGATAAGTTCGAGTTTGTACATTTCAACGCTCCTTATTCGGGCGACTTGGACTTCTGCAACATCTGAGTGACCATTTCAAGGATTTTGTCGTTGCGGCGCAGCGGAGGCGAGCTCAGAACTTGCATGTCGTGTGCGAGTACAGCCTTCCTGACAGCTAACCGTAGTCCTTCACCTCTGCTTTCTTCAGTCCCCTTCTCGATGACTTTATGCGCCCCAGCCCGTGCCGCCGAATCGGAAGCTGATACGTCTTCGTTCATAGCGATGATTGTGCTGCCAGGAATCACTGTCCTCAAAGCAGCTATCTGGTCCGCATCAGCATCAACGACGAACGACACGATTTGCCTCTCCCTTCTAGCCAATTTAGCCCCGTCAAGGACCGAGACCGCTTGCACCGTTTCGATATTGCCATCAGCCTCTAGGTCCTTAGCGAACTTAGATCCCTCAACTTGATCCTTGTCCATGACGACTACTTTCAGGAGGCGCTGCATTACGATTTCCTCCCCTCCAGCAACATCTGAAGTCTGGCTTCCAATGCTGCGTACTTCTTCTCGCATTCAGTCTCCCTGAGCATGTGTTGGAACACCTTCTCTTCCGATAGCTTACGGAAATCCTCGATCTCCTTACGTTGCTCGTTAAGCTCATCCTCTACCTTCTGCAATTGCGCTTGGTACGGCGCTGAGGCGAATTGGTACTCCGCTTGACGACGCTTCAGTTCGGAGTTGAAATCTTCCTCGGATGCCCGTCTGCGTTGGCCTTTGAGCTCGAACCATGTTTTCCTTAACCATGCGATACCAAGCCCTAAAACAGTTCCAATCGCAGTAGCCACCCCGACAATTACACCGACCTCGGTAGTGATGTCGCCTACCACCATCGTTACAGCCCTGTGAGTCCGTTAGGCGATTTACCGAAGCGCTAGGCCAAAGACCCTCCAACCGAGAATGCAGATGAGGATGAACAAGATCAATGCTCCACCGAACGGTCCATACCCCCACTGTCTGCCGTTGTACCCCCATGCGAATCCGATGTCAAGTGTCATGGTGACTTACTTTCGGGCGATGGTGAATTCTTGGCGTCGATCTGGGCTTGAGCTTCATCATGCCGTTCCACAGCTCTCACAGCTTGAGCGGCAGCGTGAATGTCGGAAGGCAACCCTCTCAGCGAAACGATTGTCGCCTTGTCGTCTGCCGCGTTTTGGAGCTTCTCACCCATCGCCGAATTGACGAGCGTGTGAGTGTCTTTAGCAACCTTCGCGGCTTTGTTCGAAGCTCTGCTGTTAATCCATGCGGCGATGGCGATCATCACAGGAGTCAGCCATCCGAGGATTGCCGTCAGTTCCTGCATCGTTTCGCTGAGCGCAAGAATCATCCCATTACTCCTAAAGTAGCTGGAGCACTAGCTCCATACACAATCTCGGCACCTGTGAAAGAACAAGACTGTGTCCCCTACTAGTACTCCAGCTAGTTCTTACGGGATCGCGGACAGTTCCGATTCCTTGAAATTGACGGGCAGCACCTTGCCGGTCATGTCGCACTTCACTTGGTAGCTGTAACCGTCGCAGGTGTTCCACGGCGTCACGCTCGTCACCACGCCAGCGCCGGCGGGGAAGTCGCCACCGGCGTTGGCCGCATGGTTGACATGGTCGCCGACTTTGAACTTCGCAGGTCCACAAGACATCTTCATGTTCGTCTCCTAAGTAACGGGCGAACTGGTCAGACTGGAACGACCTTCAACCCAGCGGCAGCGAATGCCAGCTTGAATTGGTCGATGAACTTCTGCGGGTCAGAGTTGATGGCTGATTCCACTTCGGCTTCTTTGAGTCGCGTGAAGTATCCGCCGTCAGGTCCGTTAGCGTAGACTTTGAACTGAGCCACCAATGCGTTCACGGCCTTCGCTGCGGTCGCGTCGTCCATCTTAACTCCTACTAACTTGTGAGAACCGTGTGCCATCATCCACCGTAGGCTTGAGTCCATGCCAACCTGAAAGTCACCCAGCCGCAGATGCCTATCAGGATCGGCTTCAGCTCAGTCCACCAACCTTGGAACTGCCGGTACTGTGGGCTGAAGAAGTGACAGCCGAGTCCAAACCACACGGCTACCACTATGGGCCACTGGAACCCAATCTGCTGCATCGCTTTGGAGAGGGTGGCATCGTTCCCTCCCATCCAGTCAGCGATAACGTCGTAGACCACGCCGACCACGAACGTGATGCCGATGCCAAGCATCACACGCTGGGTAATCGTCGGTGTCTCGTCCGGGTTGACGCTGAGCATCAGGGGGTCGCTTTCTTCCCGAACAGGGCAAGGATCTGCATGATGAAGGCGATGATCGTGGTCCAGTCGATGGACGCTTGAGCCTTCTTGCCCGACTTGGTACACATGTCACAGGTCTTCGGCGTGACCGTCACAACCGGAGTGCCATCAGGCGGGCAGGTTGTACAGTTCGGACCCGGTTCGTTGACCGTGGCGTTCGTACATCCACAGCATGGACAGAAGGTAGCGTTGATGTTCGTCATGTGAATCCTTTGTAGAGAAGGGCGAAAATTGACTCCGACCGGAGTCTCAGCGTCTGCCTCAGGTCGAGCAGTTAGTGCCGCCAAAGAGTCCCATCGAAGGGACATTTGTGAAAATGTTGCCCGTAGCCCGCGCTCCCGGATATGACCAGTTGCTGCCGTCCGCATACCGGACAGTTGTGCCCGGAATGGTAGTCACCCTGTTGAAAGGGGTCGCCTTCTGGCTCACCTGCACTTTCGGAGCACGGATCTCCTTGACAGCCGCTTTGAGGTCGAGATCGCTAGGCCACCGCAGCACCTTGATCCACTCGTGCTGACCGTTGACGATTCCAGAGATAACCACATCGCCTTTCTTCCAGTCGCCGAGATTCAGAGCTGTCGCGGTGAACGTGCCGTCGATACGGATCGCTGGCCCCGTGCCGACCCACGTCACCAGTAGTTGGCCCGCCTTGAGCTTCGGCGCGGCATCGTTGTACGGTTCAGCGGCAGGCGGAGATTGCGAATACGCAGAATTCGCTGCCAACGCACAGAGGATGAGAATCGCATAACGCATGGAAACTCCTTTAAGTAGGCTCGGACTCTTCTTGTCGCGTCACCCAGTTCTTCTCTGCAATCTCTGCTTCGGTGAATGGTAACAGATCTAATGTCTGCCCTTTGAACTCATGATGGTTATCGTCA